CAGCAGAAGGCGATGGCCTGCTGCCCAGCGGCCAGGCGCTGATAGTGCGCGATTGCATCACCCGTGACCGTGGGGCGATCCATGGCGGCTGCAGCCTGATCGTTGGCATAATCACCAGCGCGGCGCCGGATGCCGGATAGATCAGCAACGACAGGTGGCGCATAGATACGCGCGGCAGATAGGAATCCTGCGGTGATCAGATCAGCAACGCTGGGCCCCATCACCAGCTGATCGAATGCTTCGCCAAGGCCGCGGCCATCAAGCCGGCATGGTGTGGCTGTGACGCCGAGGCGATAGGCATCAGGCCAGTGCTCAAGGATTTGGCGCCATGAGCCTGCAGCTGCGTGGTGGGCTTCATCGATGATCACCAGCGATGGCTGCCACGCCATGCGCGAGAGGCGACGCACCAGCGTTTGCACCGATGCCACCTGCACCGCGTGATTGGATGCAGGGTGGCCCGCGGCGATGATGCCGTGATCGAGGCCGGCCCATTGCAGCTTGATGGCGGTTTGGTGGATCAGCTCACGACGATGCACCATGATGAGCACCTGACGGCCTTTGGCTGCTGCCTGTGCAGCGATGGTGGCGAGGATGACCGTCTTGCCGCCGCCGGTGGGTAGGCATAGCAGCGGTGCACGGCTACCAGCGCGGTAGGCAGAGCGCAGATCATCGATGGCCTGCTGCTGATAGCCGCGGAGTTGCATCTTGACGGATTCGCCGCATCTGCGCACAATCATGGCAGTTGCCAGCATCCATGGACAACACCGCGTACCACGCGCATCCTGCTGTCTCAAAGTCTCACTTAGATCTCATCGCGAGATCACCGCTGCACTACTGGGCGCGGTATCTGGACCCTGATCGTGTGGCGCCAGAGCCAACGCCGCAGATGCGCCTCGGCACTGCACTCCACACGCACGTGTTGGAACTCAGCCGATGGGATGAAGAGATCGCCGTAGCGCCCGGTGATATCAACCGCAAGACAAAAGCGGGCCGTGAAGAGTGGGCCGCATTCGAGGCTGCCTCCACTGGCCGCACTGTCATCACCGCCGACGATGCCGCGCAGGTCATGGCGATGGGTCGCGCAGTGATGCGTCACCCTGCTGCTGCGATGCTGCTGGGCCTGCCGGGTAAGGCGGAGACCACTCACATGTGGACTGATGCCAGCACGGGGCTCGAGTGCAAATGCCGGCCCGATTGGTTGACCGACGATGGGGCCATCGTGGTGGATCTCAAGACCACCAAGGATGCAAGCCCTCGCGGGTTCAAACAGAGCATCGCCAATTTCTCCTATCAGAAGCAGGCGGCCTGGTACCTACACGGGGTGCAGCAGTCCACCGGCAAGCGCCCGGATCAGTTCATCTTCATCTGCGTCGAATCGAGTGCGCCCTATGCGTGCGCCGTGTACGCCGCCGATGCGGAGATGATCGAGCGCGGCCACGATCAGGCGATGCGCGATCTAGCCAAGCTGGCTGTGTGCAAGGCCGCTGATCACTGGCCGAGCTACAGCGATCAGATCGAAACCATCAGCCTGCCGGGGTGGATGACTGGCGCCACTGGCCAGCAACAGGCAACCACTGAGATCGAAACTTACTAATGGATTCACAATCAGCCATCACTACCAGCCCCAGCGGTTCAGTGTTCAGCGGCATCCAAGCCTTCGAGGATGCCCAGCGGATCGCTAAGGCGCTGGCCAGCAGCACGCTGATCCCGCCTCAGTTCCAAGGGCAGCAGGGTTTCGCTAATTGCCTGGTGGCGCTCGAGATCGCGAACCGGATGGGCATCAGCCCATTTCTGGCGATGCAGCACCTGCACGTGATCCATGGCCGCCCCAGCTGGAGCAGCAGTTTCATCATTGCGATGGTGAACGGCTGCGGCCGGTTCAGCCCGTTGCGGTTTGAGCTGAGCGGCAGCGGTGACAGCCTCGCCTGCTACGCGGTCGCCAAGGATCTCGCCAGCGGCCAGGAGCTCAAGGGGCCCACCATCACGATGGCGATGGCCAAGAAAGAAGGATGGGCCACCAAGAGTGGCAGCAAGTGGCTCACGATGCCTGAGCTGATGATCCGTTACCGGGCCGCTGCCTTCTGGGGGCGTCTGTATGCCAGCGATATGTTGCTCGGGATGCAGAGCCAGGAAGAGGTGCTCGATGTGCAGCCAGTCACTGTGACTGAGACCAGCGTGGCGGATCTGAATGCTGCCATCGCGCAGCCGGCACCAGTGGAGGCCGATCAGGATGAGCTCTTCTGAGTATTTGACGGCGCCCCAGCTGGCAAAACGTTGGGGCGTGCATCGCGACACGTTGAAGCGCTGGCGTGATGCCGGCAAGGGCCCTGCTTATTTCAGGACGCCCGGATTCGTGCTCTATCCCTTGGCCGAGGTGGAGCGCTACGAACAGGCCAACACCATCACCCCAGGACAATCATGAGCTTCAAGCTGAACCTGAGCATCTTCAAGAGCACCAAGCCCGATAGCAAGGTGGACTTCAGCGGAATGATGAACGTCAAAGTCGAAGAGCTTGACGCCTTCTGCGCTTTCGTGATGAGCCAGACGCCTGATCAGTACGGCTCGGTTCAGGTGCCCATCAGCGGCTGGAAGAAGACCAGCCAGAAGGGGCTTGCGTATGTGAGCGCTGTGGCGCAACCGCCACGTGATTGGGTGCCGCCTGCCACCCAGGTGACCGCTGCAGCGCAAAACCTGGCCGCCGCCACAGATGGCGTGGTGGTTGATATTGAGGCGGACCTGTTCTAGGGCCGGCCCATCAGCTCGCACTCAAGGCGAGCGATCTCGTTCACGGCCTGCTGCAGCAGCTGCTGCTGATAGCAGGCTTGCTTAAGCAAAGCCGCTGCCATGAAGCCTGCATCCTCGCTTGCGATGAGGGTGCGGGCTTGTTTTTCGATCTGAAATTGCTGCTCGGTGGTGAGTTCCACCACCATCCACTCCCCGAAGTTCATTGTGCCATAGTGACGGGGTACAGGTTCAGGTTACCTATGGAATGCCCGCGTTGCGGTAGCAGTGAGATTAGGGCGATCAGCACCAATGGGAAGGAAGCGGACAAGGTGACGCGCCAACGGCGGTGCGTGCAGTGCAGGCACGTTTGGTACACGGTCGAACTGCCAGTGAGCGTGGCTGTGATCGGTTGGGGGCGAACGCCGGATACCAAGAAGAGCGTGCCCGTTCTGCGGGTGCCGGTGGACTTGGCGGTTGGCAGCCAGGCAGTGTGAAGAACTGTCACAGGGCCCTAGCAGGGTGAACCGTCGGCGGGGCATAATTAGGGGACCGGAGGCGGTCAGTCCTCCACTCGGCAGCCCAGAGGCTGCGCTGAACATGGAAGCTCTCCTGAACGAGCTGATTGAGCTGAACGATCAGGCTGAAGCCCTGATGGAGCCCGAGCAGTTCGATCAGTGGTGGGCGATCACTCAGCGCCGCCAGGAGATCATCCGACTGCTTGATGCCTGAGCCCTTCGGGGCTCTCCCACCTATTCCGCAAAGCCATGATCAACCGCATCAATAACGCCATCTGTGTTCTGATCGCCGCGGCCGTGTTCGCGATGATCGGCATTGAATCCGGCGCACATCACACCACCACCCACTCAGGAACGCAGCAGGTGGTGCGTCATGACTGAACGCCGTTTCTACTTCACAATCAAGGCCGCCAACGTCGTCGAGTGCATCTCAGCGCATAGCCTCACCGAGGCCAAATTGATCGCCGCCGATACGTGGCTCCCTTGGTGGAACCAAATCGAATGGCTGAACCCTGAAACCGTTACTGATCCGAACTGCCATGGCTGAGGTTGCTGCATTCCAGTGGCGCACAGATCCTGAGACTCTTGGAAGCTATGGCGAGGGCATCAGCCGGCCACGCCATAACGCTCGCGTGCGTGACTTCAAAGTGATCGTCTACCCGAAAGGTGCACGGCCTGTCACGTGGTACACGCGCGCCGAATCCAAACGCGCCGCCGAGCGCTATGCCCGCAACCGCTGGCCAGATGCCGCTGCAGTGGAGGTGGAGTGAGCACCATCCGCGACCGCATCAATCAGTTGATCACAGACTCGGGCGCATACCAGCAAGGGCGACAGGATGAGCGTGAGCGCCTGCAGCACCTGATTGATTTCAGAATCCAGCAGCTTCGTGCCATACCCCGAACTCAGCAGCTCTGCGCTGAACTGCAACACATCTCCCAGCTACTTGAGCCATGAACGACCGCCTTCGATTGGATCAGCAACGCGCCAACATGATGGAAGCGCTGTATGAACGCAGCGGCCGTGATGACCTGCCATACGGTCACCCATTGCGCTGCACCTATACCGGCCTCTGGGATGAGTTCGCCCGCGATCTGGCCGCCAATTTCCGCGACACGTACTACCCCGATCTGCTTGACCGCGTGGTGCGTGCCATGGATGCAACGGAATCTGTGATGACACAGAAGAACGCACAGCAGGCCATCGAGGTGTGTCGCCAGCAACTTCTGGGAGACAAGTGGAAGTGAAGCTGACCCCGCAGAACGCCGTTGAGATTCGCGAGTTATACGCCAAGGGTGGGCAGACGATGCTTGATATTGCGCTCACCTATGACATCAGCGTCCCACACGTCTGCGACATTGTGAACCGCAAGCGCTGGAAGAACGCCGAACGGCAGGTGGCGGCATGACCGACCCGATTAACCCAGCCCACTACCGTCGCGGCCCGGTCGAGGCGATTGATGTGATCGAGGCTGCGGTGAGCGATGCACCCCACATGGTGCCCGCTTACCTGCAGGGCCAGGCGTTGAAATATCTGCTGCGGATCTGGTGCAAAGGGAACGCCCTCGAGGATGCCCGCAAATGCCGATGGTATATCGAGCGATTGATTGCCAAACTGGAGGGATGATGCAACAGCTGCCGGGACTGAATATCCTCGAGCGCCTTGCGCTTCGGATTCTCACGCGCAGCCGCAACACCGGGCTGGTGGTGGTGAAGCCATACGGCTACCCCTGCATCTATGTGGCATCTGATGGCACTGATCCAGTTGCTGCGTATGTGACCGATACGCCAAGTGAGCCGGCTTCAATGCTGCTGGAGCGGATTTATCACCAGCCAGCGGCAGGCGAGGTGGAATGATCAGCCTGCACGGCGGCCGATTGTTGCTGCTGTGCAGTCGCTCAGATCGCACCTGGCACGCTCGAGTGATTCTGGGGCCCAAGCCAGAGCATCAGATCGAGATGGATACCGGCGCCATCCAACTACAGCCAGCACTGTTGAAGGCCCAGCAGTTCTATCAGGCTGCTAGGCGCAAGCTACGGCCTGCTGAACCATTGATGTGCTGGGATTGTCAGCAGTGGGATATGGGCAGGCAGCGCTGCGCTTTTGAGTTGCCAGAATCAAAGAGAAGCGGCGGCCGTTACGCGGCCAGGTGCGAGTTGTATGTTCGGCACGGAAGTCATCAGCCGCACTGATCGAGACGGCGGCTACATCGAAACCCTGATGCCAGTGCAGGGTGAGGTCTACTACCGCAGCTGCGTCGGTGGTGTCTGCCGGTATAGCTCCGACCTATGGCAGGCCGAGCTGTATCTCAATCATCTGCTGGCCCGCTGATGCTACGCGATGTGCTGATCCTCATCGTCGAGTATTGGGCGACGTGCCTGATCGCGCTATGGGTGTGCAGTCGCATCCTGCCCTAGCCATCGCGCTAGCGCCCATTCACCGAGGGAAGACCAGAACGGCTGAGCGCGATACCAATCGACCCATGGCTTATGCCCCTTTGAACTGTTGCACGCCCAGCAGCAGGCAACCAGATTGTTGCGGACGGTCAGGCCGCCGTGTGCCTTCGGGATGACGTGATCGAGCGTTGGCGAGCGGCCCAGCTGATCGCCGCAATAGGCGCAGCGATAGTTCCAGGCCAAGAGAATCTGATCGCGTGCTGACCGCCGTGTGATCAGGCGCGTCTCTTCAATGTGATGGCGATCCAAGGTCTGGCGGCAGGGGAACGCAATTCACCTCGATATCGATGATGTCCTCATCGGATGGGATGAACTCAGCCAGATGGCTATAGATATCAGCAGGCAAATCATCCGGCTCCGTATCAGAGCGGATGATCAGCTTGGCGGAGATCTCTAGGTAGAACGCCCGCATGGGCTGGCCGCCGCTTGGCTAACGGTAGCGGTCGCCACTGAGTCTCATGGGATTACAGAATTGCTATGGGATTGCAGCGCAGGATTCGCGCTACGGTCTCGCGCATGACCTACATCCTCCGCATCGGCCCGTGGCACGTTGGGCCATTCCCCAGCCACACAGCCGCCAGCCACTTTGCTGAATCGCACGGCTGCGATGATTACACGATGATCCCAATGGATGATCCTGCCGAGGCGCCAAACAAGATCTATCGCCTGCGGATGGGTGAGTTGGTGCATCCCATGAAAAAAAGCGCCAGTTGCTCAGGCCAGCGCTTAGGGGACCTTTGGCTCTCCGATTGAACGCTAGCCCTACGCTGCAGAATCTGCCAGCCACGCCCAGCTGCGCCCTTGCTTGAGATGATTGATCGCTGATCGACTGACGCCAAACTCTGCTGCAACTTGCCGCAGTGATTGGCCGGTGGCCAGTTTGGCTCTGGCTTGCCGTACCTGCTCAGGCGTAAGCGATCTGTTTGGATGCAAACCTTCCTTATAAGCATGTTGCAAATTTGCAGAATGCGTTGTCCATTCGAGGTTGTCGAGGTTGTTGTTTTCTTTGTTTCCGTCGATATGGTTCACCTCGTTGGCATCAGCTGGCTTACCTAGAAAAGCTTCTGCGACTAGCCGATGCACGTAAAGCGTGCGTTTTACTCCTCGATCCTTGCTGTTCACCGCAAGGTATCCAGCGCCTATGCGTCGAGGTTTTAACTCACACTCTGGGAAGGTTTGCCAACTGCGTTTCCTAAGCCTTGAGCTAGCCATTCGGACAACGCGCCCGGTATCACTAACTAACAAAGTTGGCGCACTGGCCGCAACTGACCAATTCATCCAAGAGACGGGTGAACTCCTAAGTGTCCATTATAACGCCCAGTCTCTGCGTAACTGCGCTCCACGGTGCCGCTCACGAGAATGAACTTCATCTGCCCGATCTTCATGCCGGGCCAGATGCCGAGAGGATGCAGGCGGCGTTGATTGCAGATCTCCATCGTGAGCCTGCTGCCATACCAACCGGGATCACACCAGCCGGCCTCAGCATGATCCCAGCCCTCACGTGCGCGGCTGGATTTGAGCACGAACTGAGCGCCGATGTGATTCGGCAGGTTGAAGATCTCCCGGGTTTCAGCCAGGAAGAACTCGCCCGGCTGGATCAGATATGGATCATCTGCCGTGTGGCCGAGGATATCGACCACCTGCAGCTCAGGCGTATCGGCAATCTCGATCATGATCCGGCTGCCCAGCGTCACATCCAAGCTGGCCGGGTTTAGCAGCTCTTCATCGAACGGCATCACCATGGCGTGCTGCTTGCACAGCCGCCGGATTTCATGATCAGGAACGAGCACAGGCCCTCAATAATCCCAGCGGACTTTAGCCCTGCTGCTGCGGATGCCTACGTGGATGAAACCTTTATAAGCGCCGTAGCCGATTGAGTACGGCCAGTTCTTATCGCACCAGTTCTGGACCGCGTAGATATCGGCGCCATCGATGTAGAAATCGACCGCACCGCAACCGGGTTTGTAGATGTGCTCGCTGTTGCTGGCGCCACCGGCTGCGGCATTGATAGCAGGCGGGCGATAGCCAGATGTGATCACGATGGGTTTGCCGCCGAACTGCACACGCACGCGCTCAAGAAACGCCGCTAGCTCCGCTGCGATATCGAGCTGGCCCTGATTTTGAAAGCGCCTGGCCTCCTGATCAAGCGCGAACTCACCCAGCCGGATGTGTGGCGTGATGCGTGCGGTGAATGGGCTTCCGGGTCTTAGCTTTGCGGTTTCCGGTGCAGCCTGGCTGGCATGGCTGCCCCATAGCTCGCCCTCAGCGCGGCGGCGGCGCAATAGTCCAGCCTCAACTGGGGTGCCAGGGTTGCGGTAGAGCTCGAGCGCTGCTGGCACTGCAGCCCAGTCATGCTCACGCAGGCACCGGCTGATGGTCTCGAATCCAGCAGAACCGTAGAAGCCAGCGCCGAGGTTGTAGGCGAAGCTCACCAACGCTGAGCGCTGATTGTCATCCATCACATTCCAGTGCGGGATGGTGGTGCGCAGCTTGTCAGTGATGCGGTCGATCTCGAGGCGTAGCAGCATGTCGGCTTCGATCACGTTGATCAGGTCGCCACGCTTCACGGCATTGCCGTTGCTATAGCGCGTGGTGCCATAGCCGATGGTCCACGGATCGCCACCGCTCAGTGGATCGGGGTATGCCGAGAGGTGGCAGCCCTCGAACTCCTTGATGAGTTTGATGGCCGCGGCCAGATCAGTTTGCTTGCCGTCTTGGCTCCACGTTTGAAACCACGCGCGATCTCTGCGCATCGCGGCGTCGTAGCCGTTGGCGGAGAGATCGGATTCGAGCTGCTGAATCGCGGCGGTCTGATGCGGCTGGCCCTTGTAATACTTGAAGAGCTGCTGCAATGAGATTGGCGCGTCGTTCGCCATGATTCAGCGGCGCTGCTTTGGGAACATCAGGCGCAGCGCTTGAAATAGCAGTTGCAGCCAGCTGTTGGATTTCAGAGGGCTGATGGCAATGATTTCAGAGCCAGCGGCCACGATGATCGCGACGATGGCGAGAGTGGTTGCCTGTTCCATTGCTAGCGGTTGGGTGATGCCTCCAACCTAGAGACACGTTGCTCTACCGTCGATAGCCGGCCGAATGTCTCTTTGCGATCTTCCTTGATATCAGTGTGAAGCACCTCGAGCTGTGAAGCGATGTGCTCCACGGCTGAGGTAAGGCGGATTACGGCCTCGCGGGCTTCATCAGATTTGCGGCTGAAACCAGCAGCACCCATGGCTGCAACTGAGATTGAAGCGCCAGCGATGGCGGCGATGACTTCGATCATGGCGCCATGGGGCTACCTGTCCAGCTTACCGACCCTGACCGCGTAAGGGTTTCTTGCCGCGGCGGCGCGGGCGAGAGTGTTGGCCGAATCCAGCCCGTGTAGTTTTCGGCGGCCCTGGCTGGTGGTCGATCCGCGCGGTGCCGGTTTTGGATTTTACAGCCATCAGCTAAGCACCCAGTCGCCAGCATCTTCATCCCACTGATACAGCTGCCCATCCTCAGGCATTGGCATAGGAGCCCGCCAGAGGCAGCTGTCATCATCTAGCAGCCAACTAGCAAAAGGCTGCGGTGGGATGAAGGCATCACGATCAGCGTCATAGCTGTAACCAATGCCGGCATAGTTCTTGCGGAATGGCGTGCCACCACCTAAGTGAATGCCGCCGTGAGTGTTGTAGCTGGTGCGCTTGCAAACCTGCCCGCGAAACTCGCCATAATGCTGCTCCCAGTCCACACCATTCTCGCCCTCATCCTTGCCGACGATCACCTCAGTGACAATGTTGCTGGTATCGAGAAATGCGTAGTGAGCCATGGCTATGCAAATTGAATGTTGCCGGTGCCGGCGGTAAATGTGGTGACTTTATCGCTGCCAACAGTTGACGTGGAGTAGGTCAGGCCACCGCCTGGATTCGAGATTGTGTAAATATCTGAATAGCGAAGGATGACTATGCCTGAACCGCCAGCGCCTGCATTTCTATCTGATGGACTATATCCAGCGCCGCCACCGCCACCGCCGGTGTTTGCTGTGCCAGCTGTGCCATCTGCGGTGCCTCCGTTACCTCCACCGCCTGTGCCACCTGTTCCTGCTGTGGAGCCAGATTGAATGCCTCCGCCGCCACCACCAGCGCGAGTTACTGATGAACCGGTGATAGATGATGCGACACCGTTTCCACCATTACCTGCAACAGTTGATGTTGCATTGTCGCCAACAGCAGCAGCGCCGCCGCCGCCGCCAGCGCCAAAATTAGGAGTCGAGCCACCGCCTCCTGCATAGCCCTGATTTGCAGTCCCACTGCCACCACTGCCAGGCGCGCCACCAATTCGTCCATGGCCACCACCACCAGAACCGCCTGTATTTCCATTGAGCTGTGTTCCATAGCCGCCGCCTGAGCCGCCGCCTGTTGAGGTGATAGTCGCAAAGACTGAATTAGAACCATTGCCGCCACCTGTTTGTGTTGTGCCGGCTGTGCCCCCAGCCCCGACTGTTACCGTATAACTAACGCCTGGTTCTAAAGCTGATTGAGATTCAGCACTTGCACCGCCGCCAGATGTGCTGAATGACGTTCTGTATCCACCGGCGCCGCCGCCGCCACTGCCGCCGCCGCCGCCGCCTGCAATAACAAGGAAATGAACGTTTAAAGTTATTAACGGCCAAATGTTTTGTGATCTTGCTAGTAAGACTTCATTAATAGTCCAAACACCCGAGGCCGTTGTTGTGGTCGGAATGTTCGCAACGCCAATGATTCCACCGTTGCTCATACCGTGATCTCCAATGCGCTGAGAGTGACTTCAAGATCGTTTGCGGCTGATGCGGTAGCGCGCACCTTTTGCGATTGCTTGAGGATGAGCTTGTTAGCGATCACCTCCAGCGAAGCATCGGCCGGCACAGTGATCGTGCTTGCCAAAGTGCTGAGTACATTATTGCTGCCGTCTGTCACTGTTACTGTTACGGTGGCGGGGTTTGTACCATCCACATTCGCCACCAAGCAGCTGAGCACAATGGCACGATCAGCGGCGTTACCGGTTGGCGCTTGATAGATATTAGTGGCGCTGGTGGTGGTCAGCTTGACGCTGGCGTTGTTGAAAGTTTCAGCCATGGGTTCAGGATAGGGCGATGACTAGGCCAAGGCTTACGGCAGCAGTCGGCGGCGTCTGCCAGCTCAGCGTACCCGAGCCATTTGTGCTTAGCAGTTGACCGTTGGTGCCATCTGTAGCCGGCAATGTCCAAGTGACATTACTTGCGATGGTTGCTGGTGCCTGAAATGCCACCCAGTTGCTGCTGTCTGAATCTGCAAAGCGCAGATCAGATTGGGCATTAAGAGTTACATCACCAGTGAGCGTGCCGCCTGCTTTGGGCAGCGCTGCATTGGCTAGGTCATATGCCGACTTGACTGAGTTTGGCGTTGCCGCTGTCGTTGTGCTTGTGCTGCTGGTGGAATCAGTCAGCTGCACTGCACCCGCTGCACTGGTGCTTGCTGATGCAATAGAGATTGCTGGCGTGGTGGTGCCATTCGCCACGCTGATCGGAGCTGTGCCCGTTACGTTTGTGACGGTGCCACCTGTGCCCGTGGCGCTGATCGTGATACTGCCATCGCCATTGGTAATGGTGACGCCAGTGCCTTGTGTGATGGTTGATTTGGCGAGCGTGCCATCGGTCTTGCCGATCAGCAGCTGGCCGTTGCTGTAAGTGGTCTGCCCGGTGCCGCCATAGCCGGTGGCAACTGTGGTGCCCTGCCAAACGCCGGTGCCGATTGTGCCAACGCTGGTGAGGCTGGATCCGGTGACGCCACTACCCAAGCTGGTGGCATCCAGAACCTTGGTGCCAGCGATGCGGTATTCCTTGCCGCTAGCGATATTGACGTGCTCGCTGAACGTCCACGCATCTGTGGCATCGATCCAGTTGATCGTCTTATCAGTAGTGCCCTTGAGCGTGATGCCACCACCATCAGCCGTTACATCGGTTGGCGTGGTGACCTTGCCGATGATGATGTTTTTATCTTCAACGTCCAGCGTCTGAGTGTTGATAATCGTCTCGGTGCCGTTGACCGTTAGGTCGCCTTGAATGATGACATTGTTGTCAAAGGTTGCCGCACCAGTCACGTCGAGCGTGCCAGGCACATCGATATTGCTAGCCCACTCAACGCCAGTACCAGCCGCATCGGTCTGCAGCAGCTGCCTGGCCGTGCCATCAGCCAGTTTGCTGACGGCGATCTCAGCATTGCTGGCGATATCCGCATTGACCAGCGGATAGGCGCTCAGCTGCGTACCACGCACATAGCCAAGGCTGGCCCATGCTGTGCTGCCGTTGCCGATTTTCCAGTAGCCGGTATCACTCTCAACACCAATCTCGCCAGCCAGCAGCGTTGGATTCTCGGCCGTCCAGTTGGCTGCCGTATCGCGGCGCTGCCGCTGCAGTGCTGAGAGGGTGATACTCATGTCGCTGCGCCAGGGCTGATCACATAGTCGCGTGCTGGCGTGGCAGCAGCCAGCCCACCATTGAGAATATAGTCGCGGGCTGGTGTTGCAGCCGCCAAGCCGCCATCAAACACCAGATCGCCGGTGTTGATCGCATAGGTTGTCAGCTCAAGTTCAACGCTCCACAGATCGCAAGATCCATCAGTGATGACCGGCGGCCCGGCATACCGCCAGGCGTAATCACTGAGCAAACCAACTGGTGGCGTGGCGTAGCCATTCCACACCTCAGCGGACAGATAGAAGATGTCAAACGTGCCTTGCCGATCCAGATAGTGCGCCTTGATCAGATTCAGATCTGATTCGCTGATGTTGTTGAACGCCAGCTGTAGGGTCTGCGCGATCCTGCGGTTGCCTTGCCTGTAGCCGCTGTTGACGCCTGAGAGGGTCACCTGCTGCTGCTGTGGCACATCGCCAGGTGTGTAGACGCGAGCCGATGGGATTAGAGCAGGAAAGGCCATGGCTAAATCGGCACCGTTTCAAGCTCGATGCTGATGTTGTATCGCCTCGGCGCTGCAATATCCACGCCAAATGGCCCGGTATATCGCCATTGGTAACTGGCTGAGCTGACTGGCGGCGTGGTGTAGCCGCCCCATACCTCAGCGGATAGATCGAAAGGGATCAGGCTGCCCTCTTGGCCGGCATAGTGATCCAGCAACTGCTGAGCCTCAGCCTCGGTCAGATACTCATAGCCAATGTTCAGCGTTTGAGCGATGTAGGAGTTGCCTTGCTTGAATCGCACTTCACCACCACTGGTGCCGACGTATTGCTGCTGCGGTATGTCGCCCAGCGAGAGCGAACGTGTACGCGGTGCCAGCGCAGGGAAGGTGGCCATCACACCACTGTAAAGGTGCCATTGAGCACATCATTGCTGATGCGAGCAATATCACTGCCGTTCACTGGGAACTGGGCTGCCTCGATGCTGGTGGTTCCATCGGTCTGGTGGTTGATCGTTGTGATCTGATACCACTCAATTTCGGTGCGGTTGTCGCCTGTGCTGGTGATGCGCTGCCGCTCGATTTTGATCACGTCGGTTGGCTTCAGGCCAGCAGTTGAAAGCGGCGTGGCGAAGCTGATCGAATGCACCGAATACTTGCGCCGGGCCAGGTAGTGCTTGGCGTAGATCACGGCATGATCGCGATTGGCGCAGAAGTCCGACATATCAAACTGCTCAACCGGCGCATCAAGGCTCACCCCGCTGTAACGCACCTGCACGCTTTGCTGTGTGCCGATGGCATCAGGGCCATTCAGGCGATAGAGCACCGTAGCCGTCACGTCGGTTTTGTCTGCTGCTGCCACATAGGTCTTGCTGAATGAGCCTGGCAGGATCTCATCTTCGGTAAACGTTGCCGCTGGAGTCAGCGCTGTTACATCGATCTCTTGGCTGCCGTTCAATGGCAGCAGCGGCTCGAATCGATACTGGCCGCCATTGGATTGGAAGGAGAGCAGGAAATAAGGAGAGGTCTCGCTAAGAAACTCCACGATGTTGAAGGAGTCCGAGATCACGCCATTGAAGTGGAGGCCATATTCATCGCAGAACGTGGCGAGGTCTTCCATGTTGCCGGTGTAGATCGGCGCCGCCACATCTGGATCGGTGTTGCTGGTGCGCTTATAGATCGTGAACAGGTACATCGCCAAGTCCACCAGCTGGTTGCTGGCGCCTTGCGTGTAGACGCCACCCACAAGGCCGACGCTATAAAGATCAACGCTCACGCCCTGCTCGTAGTAAACCGAGAGTTGCCGCGTGGTGGTTGGATACGATCCAGACTCCGGCGGATCGTAGATATTGCCAACCACCTTCAGGAACGTGATGTCTGCAAAGGCTGAGTTATTGGCCGTTGGCGTGCTGGCAGGGTTGGCATATTTACTGACAACGTACTCCTCTTGCAATGCCTCCAACGTCCCCGTGCTGGGGGGGAAGCTGCCATTGATTTGATTGTCTACAGATGTCGCTGTGTATTTCCAAGTCACACTGCCAGATGATCCGATTGCGGCAAGCACGGGATCAGGCGGGGCAACATAGCCAGATGCTGTGCCAGCTGGGATGTTTGTGCCCCCGATGAAATCTTGCACAACGCCAACGCCATATCCACCTGTGATAGTGCCCGTTGACAGGATCACTGCGTTTAAAAGTATTTCCGAGTTGGTCGGCAGGCCGTAATATCCCCACCATGCAGAAGTCAAATCAGCGCCAGTAATGTTGTCGAAAACTTGTATCGTCGCCGTGATCACTGAGTTTGTCGTGTCACCTGTACCTCTGGCAATGCGTCGCACGCCATAGTATGAAGTACCCAGGAAATCTTGCCTTTGCGTTTGCTCGCCGGATGCCGGTAAAGGTTCTGTCAGGTATGAATACGTCTCATTGCCGCAATACAAACCCGCGCCAAGAATCGGGCAGGTGCCCGGATTGCTGGCAAGCGTGGCGGCACTGTTATAGATCGCGCTGATTGTGATCGTTTGATCCTCTAGAAATGCCATATTGCTGAGGCCAACCCATGTTCGGTGCTTCACCGGGCTGCTGACAATCTGCCCCTGACTGATCGGAAACAGGAAGCTGCCGACAAAGAAGTTAGATCCAGCACGCACAAGCGAGGGTTGCACCCAGATGCCACCGTTATCGTTCACACGCTTGCCGAACACAATCGGCACGGTTTCGCCAGCTGTCGCGATGCGCTGTTCAGCACCTAGATCAGCGCTAGGTGTCTTGCGGTTTTCTGGTGATTTGTCGCGTTGTGATATGGCTTGATTGGGTGAGCCCTTTTGTTGAGCAGCACCTTGCTGTCCATCTTTTACGCGATAGACAATCCATCCACTTCCAGAGCCAGATGGACGCTTTGCCCAAGTCTGCCCAGGATTTAATCGATTCTGCTCCTTGACTACCCAATCGGAAACTTCATCTGCACCCTGTGGACCACGCTGTCCTGGCGGTGCCTTTGCAGGCATTACTTGCTGATTGATCTGTGGTCCACGGTTATAGGCTGAATTAGTCATTGCTCACACTCCTTGCAGCGTTGCAACGCCGCAGCCAAGACCATCGGTGGCACGATAGTCAAACACTTGGTCACAGTCTGCACATCGCTGATTTCTGTGTCATCAGCAGCAAGGTAGACGCGGCGTGTTCCATCTACGGCCAGTCTCACGCCCTGATGTGTAGTGCCATCAGAGCACTCCACTTCAACATTGATCGCAAGAATCTGCATCGTCATCGTCCCACAAATCTCCCGATCAGATCGGATGCAATCTTGCGAGTTGGAATCTGCGGCCTTGTCTTATCAATCACTGGGGTAATGGCCCAGTTGACAGATGTGTCATTTACTTCAGCCCCATCGATACCGCCAATGTATCTGCTGACAAGCGTGGCGCTAGCAGGGTCGAGTTGATCCTCGCCAGCATCCTGCAGATACAGCGAGGCGATCACAAGGCGATTTGCCCCAATGGCTGTGTCAGTCAAATCGATGATATCACCAGTTGCTGCGATCTCAACCGATAGCTCGCCAATGCCACTAGCGGACTTCAACGTAAAACCGGAGACACTGAATGGGATATATACGAATCTGCCCTGCACGGCGCTATCGACTGTTGATAGATCCTGCGGCACTTGGTAGAAGTTCTGCCAGCGCCGCGTTGGTGAGCGTTTGCCGGTGCTTGGATCGTACACGCTGCTGCGATCAGCGTAATACTCAAGGAAGCAAAGCAGATCGTAATAAGCCATCAGGCCATCCCCAGCTGCCGGCGCACGCTGCCATCGCCTGCAATCAGGCTCAGCGTTTGATTAACGCCAGCCTGTACGGCACGGCTGAGATCTTGTGTCGTCACATAATTGCTGCCATTCATCTGCATCACCGGGCCAGTTTGAATGCTGACATTGGCGCTGCTGGGCACAACCACGCCACCCTCAGCAAAGCGTGGGATAGCGCTTGCGCCACGCTTGCCGGCCATCCAGTTAGCGGCGAATCCGCTGGCCTTGGATTGCGGCACGATGTATTCCGGCTCGCCGCCCTCACCCACCATGGCGATGGTCGGGCCACTGACAACGCCACCCTCAGCAAATCGAGGTAACTTGACCGGGCTAACCTTCGGGATGCTGACGCCAGGTACGCGGTTGGCCGCGGCAATCAGTGCATTGATTGCACTCACAGCACCATTAATGCCGCCTTCAATCGCGCCCATGATGCCGTTCAGCGCACCCTTCACTACGCCAAGGGCAGCGGTGAATGGAGCCGAGATGATCTGCTGCATCCCGGCCCATGCGTTCTGGATGAACTGCACCGACTGCTGGAAGGCGCTCTGCAACGGCGTGATGAAGTTCTGCTGAATCCACTGCCAGCCTTGCTCGAATGGCTGCTTGAGAAATTGAAAAATCTGAATCCATGGCTTGGCATAGAAATCAATGACCTGCTGCCCAAGCTGGATCACGGGATCGATGAAGACCGTCTTGAATCCCATCGCTGCATCAGCGATGAATCCGCCAATCGCTTGAAACGCTGCACCGATCTGATCACGGAAGGCGTAGATCGCTACGCCAGCAGCAACAGCAAGCGCCACCCATCCAACTGGGCCGCTGAACACCGCCACCAGTATCTGGCCGAGACTGCCAAGGCCAGCCACCAGTGGACCAATGGCACCAGCCCAGCCGGCGATCACAGCAGGGATTCCGACAATCGCTGCAGCAATGCCAGCCACTAGCGGGCCGAACGTAGTCAGTACTGTGACGATTGCTGTGATGGCAGGCGCCAATGCGATGAAGGCCACTGTGAGTGCAGCAGCGCCGGCTACGAATCCTTGCTGTTGCGGCGTCAGCGTGGCGAACCACTGGCCGATCTGAGCCAGTGTGCTGACAAAGCCAGTCAAGATTGGAACTAAGGCTGCAATCGCCCCAGGCAATGCGGCACCAAGCTGCTGCGCCAGTTGCGTGATGTATGGCAGTGAGGCTGCAATCGCCTGATTAAACGGCCCCGCCAGTTCACGCATGATCATATTGATCGCATCATTGAATCGGTCGGCAGCCTCAGCCATCTCCTTAGTGATGGTCGCTGAATATTGACTCATCGCCTCGCGGCCACCGTTCAACATCGGAATCAGGTTGGCGCCTGATTTGCCGAAGATTTCCATAGCCAGAGCAGTCTTCTGCGCACCATCTGGCAGCTTGCTGAACTTGTCGGCAATGTCGAGCATCACCTGATCAACGCTGCGGATCTTGCCTTGTGTATCGGTCGAGCTGATGCCAATCGATCTCAAGGCTTCGTTGACCTTTGAAGATGGATCAACAATCCCCTTCGACAACTTGCCCATCGCCTTGGCGACTTCCTCGATGCTGCTGCCGCTATCTTCTGCTGCTGCGCCAAACTTGCTGAGCGTCTCAACGCCAACACCAGTGCGTTGGCTCAGATCGTTGAGATTGTCTGCTGCATCAATCGCGTTCTTGCCAAGCACCGCAAGACCGCCAACTGCAGCAGCACCGAGACCGGCAATGGCGATGCCGGCATTCTTGGCCATTCCGCCCAGCTTGCTGAATGCACCACTCAAGCCACTGGCTTGATTGTTCGCCTTATCAAGCGAACGAGTCAAACCATCAATCTGCGCCAGACCGTCAACCTTGGCCCTGATCGTCAGGGCGGTTGTCATGTCCAGCGCCATGGCTATTTCTTGCGCTTGTTGACTGCTGCAACCACTGTAGCCTCGATGATCTGCAGATCACCTAGAACCTCGGCCGGATCATCGATCTGCAGCAGATCAAACACCCAGCGCACGGCGCCATAGTCGAGGCCGATCATGGTACCTGAATCAGTACGCCATTGTGTCTGCACCTTTAGGAACACACGCACGGCTGCCCATGCCTCTGGCTCCACCTCGAAGTTGACGGCCGCTTTGCTCGGTGGTGGTTCGATGCCGAACACAGCTGCATCCTTTGCTGTGTCGTCAACCTCCATGCCGCCTAGCCAATGCTCAGCGGCCCCGATCAGTTTTTTCTCTTCTGCTCCACCAGCGACTCGAAGTAGGCGGCAACTAATGCACCGGCCATCATCGGGACATCCAGCAGTTGCGCCTTCACCGCATTGCTGAATGGCACTGGCTCACCATCGCCGTCCACGATGCCATCCCAGCCCACCAGGATCTCATCGGCAATGCTCTGATCACTGACGCCCTCGCCAGTGTCTTCGCCCTTTTCGTTCGCCTTAACGCGCAGCTGTACTTCGCGCTGGATCTCATTGATGCGGCTCTGTGCCAGCCGCTTGAACTCAGCGTCAAATGTCTGCCGCTCTCGTTTCCCACCGTTGGCCGGGAGCTTGATGCTCACCGGCCAGGTGTAGGAGTCCGACTGCTTAAGGACAAATGCCACGCGGATCAGGTGAAGACAATCTCCATCTCATCATTGCCCGAATCGGTCGGAGTGGCAATGTATGGCAGGGTCAGCATCTGGATGCCGTCTTCATCGCTGTAGGACGGGTTGCCCAGATCGATCTGATCAGCGGTGAAGGTCACGATGTTGCCAGCGGTCTGGCCGTGCTGGAAGGTCAGGTTTCCAGTGCTGCTGCCGGTGGCATCGTTGAAGAAGTTGTGAGCGCTGACCGAGACAGCTTCAATCATCACTTCACCAGCAGGGGCGCGGTTGGTGATGATCACTTCCTTGGTGCAGCCCACCAGCTCGCGATAGACCAGCTCATTGGCCAGTTCCATCGTGAAACTCTGAAGGCAGCCTGCATAGCTAAATACCTCGAAGCCAGTGGTGTTGCCCTGCTTGAACACCACCGGATCAGCCTGATTGGCGTAGGTCGGGCTGCTGATGGCCGATGCAGTCGGAGCGTTGTAGATGCCCGTGAACTCAAAGGCGATGGTGGGGATTTCGCCCACGGTGCAGTTCAGGGAGAAGGTGCCGCGGCAGCCAGTGGCCTTGTGCAGCACGCCATCGTTGTTGAAATAGATCGTGACCGAACCGGGCGAGGTATTGCTGTTGGGCGTATAGGTCACGCTCGTGCTGGCCGATACGGTCTCAGTGAACGAACAGGCTTTCAGCAGCGGACCATAAGCCGGCGCAGTGCCAGCAGTGCCGGAACCTGCCAGTTCAACCTCGAAGTTCACCAGCACACGGGTTTGCGCCAGCAGCTGCTCGGATTGGCCGAGGTAAGGGCGAATCAGCTCACGGCTAACGGTGTCAGCCTCGAGGGGCGTCACCTCGATATTGCGCACCAGGATGGCGTTGGCGCCAACAGTTGGCGTAGGGTCAACACCGTAAGTAGTTTCAATTTCGGCCAGCAGCAGCTGGCGGCGGGAAAGCAGCGGCATGGCTTGGCCGGATGGAATCTTTCAACCCATCGTAGCCGGCTCAGCTGATAGTCAAATTGGTGACTGAGGTGCGATAACGCACAAGATATTCACAGCCAATCACGCCAGCCGGTTGATCAGCTTCCACCATCTCGAAGCTCACCGATTGCGGTTGCACATCAATGGCATATCCGCCCAGGGTGAGATCGGCCATCATCTTGGCGTGCAGGCTCTCGATGATTGGATCAGCCGTCTGATCCGGCACCGTGCCGCGCACGATCACCGCGATCCGCACGGTAAGGCTCCAATCCAGCGTGGGCAAACTGGTGTTCTGCTGCGCTGTATCCGAGATCGGCTCGATCACAAGTGCCGGGCTTTCGCCGCGGCTCAGTGGTTCCACCCTGCTGCGATAGATCCGGGTGCTGACGCCAGTGGTTCCGGTGAGCGCCGTGCGAATCGCCGTCAGTACCTGTTCGCGCTTGGTAGTCATGGTTATGCGGAGGCAACCTGCACCACTGTGCAGATGATGCCGGGGATGCTGGGATGTGCCGGACTACTTGATGCCGGATCGGCATTTATATAGGCTGCCACATTGCTGGTCATCCACATCAGCTCAATGTAGTCACCACCTACCAAGCCCAGCACAAAGTTTACGGTGCCGATAACGTTGCCTTCCACGCCTCCATGGCTGGAAATGACACTGAACTTGCTGTCGCTAGCAGGCACATCACCACTGCTACCGCTGTCGTTCTTGCGCAACCAGACGTTCACATCATGGATCTGCGCGTCACTATTGCTGAACTGGATCGAGAACGTGAAGCTATAGATTCCGGGATGGTCAACCGTGATCCGGCTGTCCGAGACGATTCTTACGCCACGGCTTGTCAGATCAACCTGTCCTAAAAAAATCGGATAGGCAGTGTTGATCGCCGCCGCAACTTGTGAAGTCGTATCCCAGAACGATCCCCAGTAACCAGGGCAGCCGTGATATGGCAGCTTGCTCCATGGCGTCAGGCCATTGCCGATCTTGAGGTTCTGCGTATCGCTCTCAAGGCCAGGCTCTCCTGCCATAAGCACAGGATTCAGCGCTGTCCATTGGCTTCTGGTGTTGACCTTGAATGGACCGCTCATGTCTTTTGCAATCCGAGTTGTACGAACTTGCCATCATCCATGAGCATGGTCTCTCTGACGGTATAAGCAGTCCCATCCACAGTGATCGAATCGCCGCGGATGAGACTGCCGAAGTTTGAGGATCTGGCCGTCAGCGTGTAGTCAGTGCTGAGCACCATCCCATTGCTGATCACCTGGCTTGGCATGTCCAGGATTCCTTTCGCAGTAACGGCGCCAGCGGTGCAGCTGACGCCGAAGTCTGCGAGGAACACATCCAGATCCTCAGTGAACGCCATGCTCAGCTGTACTTCTTAGAGCCGAGAGCCACCACGGAAACGGCGCCGGTGCCGGTGCCGCCGGTCACAGTGAAGAGCACGCGAACGTAGCGACGGAGATCGTTGCTGTTCAGGTAGATCTTCTCTTGGAATGCAGTGTTAGCGGCAGCAGCGGTGAAGCCGCCACCGGTCACGTCCACGAAATCGCCGGAAGTAGTGGTGTTGCTGTGCTGGATCTTGGCAGTCAGGGTGACGCCAGAGCCTGCAGCAGCTGCATCGATGATGAAGGCAATGTCGCCCTCATAATCCACGAGATCAACGTTGGCGGGGGTGCCAGCGCCGGTGGATGCCACGACTGCGTTGTTATGCAGCTCGAGCAGATCGGTTTTAGATCCGAGGTTGTGGATGGTCATGATTTTGCCCTCCGTCGGGGGGTGGTTGGTTTAGGTGCAGGTTGAGCAATGGTCTCAACTGCGTCTACTACAGAGGCAACAGCCTCAACAGCTTTGCCGATACCGATCAGGAGTTTGGCGTCAGAGGGGGAAGCCTCTAGGACTTCCCCAGTTTTGACGACCCGGCCCGCCAGCATCGTTTGCCGTAAGACCTTGATCAACATGATCAGAGGGTGTTGTTGCCGCGGCTGAAGGATTCAGGGTGACGGACGGCAATGTCCACATCCTGCATAGCCACCACGCGCACGGTGCCGGAGGTGCTGTTGGTGTAGGGATCCACCATCAGATCCAGGCCGGAGAAGTAGCCAATGATCAGGTCAGCGAAGTTGCCAAACCACAGATCGCCAGAGGCGACTTGGTTGGACAGCACACCCTGATAGCCGTTCACTTCATTGCCTTCCATGACGAACATGCCGGAACCTGCGTCCTTGGCTTTGGTCTTGAGGCCGCCGCGCATGGCAGCGTTCATCAGGTAGACGGGGTTGCCGAGCAGTGCGTTGGCGGTTGCCACGTCGCTCTCAAGTGCCACCACCTCAGCGAAGGTAGGGGTATCAGCGGCGAAGTCTTCGGTGCCGATGCCGGTGGTCAGCTTCAGGCCGAGGGGCTCACCGTTGGAGCCGGTGCCATAGAGGCCAGCCAGATCGATCTTGAGTGCCAGCACACGAGCCAAGTCGGTGCGCACCATGTTCTCCACATCGATGGAGGACTGGATCATCAGGCGGCGGCTGTAGTCAGTGAAGGCAGCCACGGTCTTAGGAGTCAGGCTCACCTGATCCACGGTTTGCTGCGACTCGGTGGGAGCACCGGATTCAGCAACCCAATAAGCGGTCCCCGCCCCCGACTGACGGGGAATGGCCACGTTGCCGGTAAGGCCGGTCAGCACAGTGGCGCCAGCCTGATCCAGAGCCGAGGCATTGCGCAGCAGATCGATGAAGCTGCCAGCATCCAGCTCAGTGGCAACCAGGTTGCCGCCGGCGGTTGCAGCACCGACGTTCAGGTCACGGCGCAGCACATCCTGGGGGATGGTGATGCCGCGGGACTGACGGCCGAGCTTTGCAGCAGCAGCTTCAGATGCCTCGATCTCGAATGCAGCAGCCTCGCGGGCAGCGCGGTCGGTCGGGTTGGCCAGATAGTTAATGGCACGCATGAAGGAGAAGCTGCGGCTCTCCTTCTCAGTCAGGCCGATTTCAGCGGCGCTCATGTTCACAGGCTCCTGTTTGATGTCGAGGTTGTCGAGCACAGCAGCGCGGGCCTCGTCGATAGAACGACCAGACTCGATCAGCTGGCGGCCGAGATCGGCCATACCGTGCTTTTCGGTCAGTGCAGAAATGCCAGCGATGCGGGAGCGCTCAGCCTCAGCGGCTTCGGCCCGCACCACTGCCAGATCAGGGGTGGTGTTTTCCATTGCAGGAATGGGATCAGGTGTAGGTGCTGCCGAGGCAGCTTGCTCGGCCTCTAAGGATCTGCCGATCCCGACGCCGGGATCAGCCGGCACCGAGACAACAGAAACCTCATAAGGAGACCAGGCAGTGGCAACAAAGTCACCGCTGCCGCGCTCCTCCATTTTGTCGATGGAGTAGCCAAAGGAGACATTCCGAAGAACGCCATCCTTTACATCGTTCAGGACTTCCTGAGCGAATGGATTGCGGCTGAACCGCACACGTGCATAACCGCGGCGACGTTTGCCATCGATGTATGCACGCTCCACAACACCAATCACACGATCAGGGTTGTGGTTGAACAGCAGCGGTGCGCCATCATTCAGGCGACTGAGATCAGCGGCATTGCCCTCGTGGCTCAGGATCTCATTGCCGAAGTAACGGGCAACGGGATACTCAGAGCTGAAAGGAAACTCATAGGTGCGATCTTCAACCTCATCGAAGGTTGTGATCTCAGCGCGTTGGTGCCGCCCGATGCCGGGCATCGCACGCAGCTCAGCGATCTTGCGCAGCGTCGAGAATTTATGGCCCACCAGTGTCTCGGTGGCTTCCCATCCATCCTCGCCCTCGCTGTAGATCCGAATCAATGCAGCCGGATCATCAGCGCTGGCTTCAATGCTGAACTCAGTGCCGGGTACGCCCAGCGTGCCCTCGCGCATTACATGCTCGATCCGGCCGCGGGCAGTGCCACCGCTCGAATCCCACTGCACAAAGTCACCCTCTGAAAGCTCATCAGGTTCAGCACGCAGCACGCGCTGCTCGCCTGTTGCCTCCTCAAACATGATCGGATCCATCTCGTGCTCACTCAGCCAATCACGCGCTTCGGATGGCGTGAATTGCTGCGCGTCAAACCGCACTGCCTGAATCTCGCTCTCGCCTTCCTTTATTCCGTAGATGAAATCAATCCCTTCACCGCCGGCGCCATTCTCCCGGCGCAGTTCGTCGTACTGATCGGGATCAGTCAACCTCGCGGCATGTTCATTTGGATAAGGGCGCGCCTCTTCCATTTGTCTATCCTGCAATGCCTTGATTCTATCCGCCTTCTCATTCGCCCAACTCTGCCCAGCATCACCGCCCCATGCGGCCCATGCAACGCGACCGGCTGATGGATAGCCATCCTCACCGGGGCTGAATCCCTCGCCTTGCTTATCAACCTCATGGCGGGCGAACCATGCCGCCATCGTGATCACTGTGTCAGGTGATAACTCATCACCGCTCAGGATCTGACGCGACCTGGCCGCGGCAACCTCAGTGCCACCTGCTTTGCCATCAGCCTTCCAATCGCGATACCGCTGCGCCTCTTCCCTCATGCCTTCAGTAGGCATCAGGTCAACCTCAGTGCCGGCAACAGTTGCCATCAGTCCTCAGGCCCTTCGAGCGGATCCTCGAGAACTGATTCCTCTTCGTATTCCTCTTCATTCATCGGCGGTTCCGTATCCTCAAACGCCGGCTGGCCGCCCATCGTCACAGCAGGCTGCGAACCACCGCCAGCATTCACCTCACTGGGATCCGTGTCGAGAACAATATCCATCTCATCCAACATCGCCAGCTCAGCCTGACGCGCCATCAGCACATCATCGAGATCGCCACCCTGCTCGCTGATCACCTGGCCCAATGTCTTGAAGCCACATCGCACCGCATCCTTGTAGGCATTCACTTCCTTCTGCGGGTCCACCCACTCCCAGCTGCGTGGAATCCAGCGGCTGGCGCGGTAGCGGTCCGGGTTTGTCTCATATGCAGGCAAGTTCAGCTCACCGCTCAGCACCGCCATCTCGAGCCAGTTCTCAAACACCGTCTGGTGGAAGTTCTCGATGAAGAACCGCTGCAGCACCTTGTACGTATCGCGCTCCTCAAGCAGGCTCAGCCGGCTGCTGCTGTAGTTGCTCTCTGAGAAGTTCTTGCTAATGCTCTCGAAGCTCACCCCAACGCCAGCCGCCACAGCACGCAGCATCGAACGCGTGAATGGTTCCAGCTGGCCGTCCGGTGCATTCAGATCCGGCACCGTCACGCTTTCGCCTGGCGCCAGATACTTGAACACACCAGGCTGGAAATCGCTCACGCGCTCGTTCTCATACACCTCATCACCAATCAGCTCACCCTCAGGCGATTGGATGAATCCCATCAGCGCACTGCTCGCCCTGGCCCGCACCACCTCGGCCTCCTCATAACCTTGCAGCATGTGCAGCCGCATCAGTGCCGAGGCGAACCAAGTGACTCCTCGTGTCTGGCCGGGGCGCTCAGGCAGGAAAAGATGTATGCACTCATCAGCAGGCACACGCACACGCCGCCCATTTGTGCGTGGGTTGCCCGCATACGTGTCGCCAGGGTGGTTGGCGTAGAAGTGGTACGCCTGCGGCCGCAGGTAGCTATCGACCTCAATGCCCATCCGCACCGTGTTGCCTTCCTTGGCCTGCGGAATGTCGTCGTCGATCAGGTAGTCAGCCTCGAGCACCTGCAGCGCGAACGGCACACGCGAATCACCAAACGGCTTGCGGATCATCCGCACGAACACCTCACCGCTCTCCGCCAAGCTGCGGCATAGCAGGCGCTCCATATCATGGAAGCCCAGCAGCCCGCTCACATCACAGCGGCTCTTGTGCATCCACCGTTCCCATGCCTCGTGGATCTGGCCGTTGATCGCCTCATCCAACCGGCCGCCACGCAGCATCCGCACCTGCGACTGGTGCTTGATGCCGTGCCCAATCACATTGTTCTGGATGCTCCGCAACGCTTGCCGCGCATAGTCGTTGTCACGGCACAGCTGACGCGCACGATTGCGCAGCGCCTTGAAGCTGCTCTTGATTTCGCTGTCGGCACTCGTGCCGCTTGTCACCCAGTCAGCCGTGAGCCGGCTAACCCTTGCGCCCTGATACGCCCGCGCACGTGGCCGCATCGGCTCAAAACCCATCGCCTTGAATAGCCGCGTCCGCAATCCCATCAGAACCTCACGAATAGGTTGTGCGGATTGCCCAAGCCGTTGGCGATCAGGTCCGCCATTTGCTCGCGCTTCACCTCAGCCTTCAGCTTACTTTCGCGCTCCATCAGCTCACCTAGATCCAGCTTGGTAAAGCTCCGGCTGCCGATTGTGTATTGCTTAGCGCCAGCGCTAACAATCGCGCGGATTGCAGCCTGTACGGCATCCAAATCAATCTGCGCTTGTGACCGTCCATCAAACGCACCAGGCGAACCGGCATATGACAACGCCGCATCCACAGTCAGCTGGCCAGCGCCCAGCGTCACCTTCTCACTGCCGGCCGTAGCAATCGCCTGCCAATACCACTGCCCAGCATCAAACCCGGCGCTCGTGCTAGCCGCGATGGTGAACTCCCACCCCGTGCCATAGGCAGTGCCCACCACCGTGGCACCCTCGCTTGCAGTGTTAGTGCGCAGGTAGTACGTCAGCGTCCACGTGCCGCTGCTGATCTCATTGCCGAGATTGTCGACGCCCGCAATATCACGCCACTTCACCGTGTCGCCTGCCCTGATTGTCGCGGGGATGTTCACGGCTACCAGTTGCCAACAAAGCCAGGCCCAGCCGCTGCCGGCTGTTGCTTCCTCGATCTTAGCGGTGCTTTCTTGCCTTCTTCCAACTGCACTCTCAACTGTTCCCACATCGTCGCCTTATTCATCCTCCGCCCATAGATCAACATCGCCGCATAGCCATACACCGCACAATCCAACGCTTCATTGCGATCACCCGCTTTCTTCACCCACTCCCTGATCGGAAAGCCACGGTGATACCTGAGCGCCTGCCGCTCACTCGTGAGCTGCCGGTAGTACTCATCATCAGCAGCCAATCCAAAGTTCAAGCCGCCCTTTGTCTCGTTATGGCGGAGCCGGCCAAACAACGTCGTCTTGATCGTGTCGGTGCCCAGCTGATACAGCGTCACACCACGCTTGATCACCCGCCCGCGCCAGTTCACATCCACCTTGCTGCCCTTGCCCACTGCCGGACTATTGCGCCTACTGCTGCCCTTGATCGCCACCACGCCTTGGCTCACGCGATCACGCACGTACCGATACACCTCATGCGTGCAGTGGCCGCCAGAGTCCACCGCCACCTGCGCCAGCTTCAGGTGGCGCTTGCTCTCCGTTTCCCACTCAGTAGCGATCACCTGATCCAGTTGCTCCCATACCTCCGTCTGCGTCGGGTCGCCCATCAGCTCCTGATGCCACACCAGCCATCCGGTCTCACCCTCACCCCAACCCCACACACTCACCGCTAGCCGGTTGTCCTGCACGTCAACGCCAGCCGTCAACAGCACCACACCAGCAGGGCACACGCCCGGCTTGTAATCCATCCGCCGCGCCATCAATCCATCGGCGCTCACCTTTGCCGCGTAATCCTCCTCCCACGTCTCAGCCAGCCGCGTATTCACGAACGACTTCAACGCCGGCGCGTCGCCCTTGGCACGCAGGAAGTCATCCACCAGTTGCCCCCAGCTGCACCATCCCAGCGGGCTATACAACCCCGACAGATGGAAGCCAGCCGTGCGCCCATTGCTCGGTGCTGTCGCACGCCACTCGCCACCCCTGAGCATCGCCGGCTTGTGCATCTCAGCGAACCGCTCGCCGCAGTGCTCGCACTGATACCTCGCGCTCTCCGGCTTGCCCTCGTCCCATTTCAGCTGCCCCCACTTCAACCACTCCATCGCGCCGCACGATGGGCACGGCACATAGAACCGCCGCTGATCGCTCCGTTGATATTCCGCCTCGATCCGGCTGAAGTCCTTCACGGTCGGGGTGCTGGTGAGCAAGATCTTCCGCCGCGCGAACGTCGTCGTCCGCCGCTCCGCCAAGCTCACCGGGTCACCCTCCCCATCCACATCAGCGGGAAAGCCATCCACCTCATCGCAGAACAAATACCTACACGGCGCTGATCGCAATCCGGTGGCACTGTTCGCCCCGGTCAACAACATGATTCCGCCCACATACTCTTTGGCAAACATCGTGTTGCCACTGTCACGGCTCCGAGCCGGCGCGATCTTGGCCGCCAAGCACGGCGTCTCCGTGATCATGCTCTCGAGCCGCTGCTTACTCAGCCGCTTCGCCATCTCCACCGTCGGCTGCACGCACAGCATCGGCCCCGGCGCATGGTCGATCACATACCCCAGCCAGTTGCTGCCGGCCTCCGTCTTGCCCGTCTGCGCTGCAAACATCATCACCACCCTCTGCACCGGGCTTTCACTGCTCAGGCAGTCCATCGGCTCGCGCAGGTAAGGCGTCCGATCCGTCCGCCATGGGCCCGGCTCAGCGCTCGCCTTGCTGCTCAGCTTCCGATACCGATCAGCCCACTCGCTCACCGTCAGCGGCTGCTCAGGCCGCAGGCCCTCCAAAAACCCATCACGCCACGCATCAGCCATCACACAGCTCCACAAGCGCCGCACGGTGCTCCTGCGTCAGCACCTGATGGATCACCGTCGGATCCGTCTCGCCCGCCAGCTGGTGGCTCAACCTGTCCGCCAAATTCGCCAGCGCCTCACGCACACTGCGGCCCATCTTGAACGCTTCCTTTTTCACCTCATCAGCAGGCACCAGCTCACCACGCTGCTGCGTCACTTGCAGCTTCGCTAGCTCCGCCTGATAGTGCTCACGCCGCGCACGGCTCTCATTCAGATCCGGGATCGCATCATCCGGCAACCCCTCAACACGCCGCTTCAACTCAGCCGCATCGCGGGGTGGTTCCACCTCAATCGGATCAGCTCGCCGCACCTTGCTGTTGTGCGTCGCCCTCGTGTTCTTGTCCCATAGCTCAATCGCAAGATCACGATCCAGCCAGCGTTTGCCATCCTTCTCCACCACAGCTGCAGCAATCCGCGCCTTGCTCGCAGCCGTAACCGTGCCCTTCGCGCACCCTTTGATCGCTGCAAACTCACTAAACGTGACTAGCAAGCGTTAAACGCCTCTAATTCAGTTCAATACTATGGAATTATTGAACTCTCAAACTGGGATTGGGGTGAGATTACTGAGATCCCCTGCGCCGCAATGGGTTTGAGAGGTTCGGGGGCTGACGCTAGCGGAAGCGGGTGCGAACGAACGACCCACACAGTATTGGCTTGGAAGGACCCGCGCGGCGTCAGCGAGCGGTCGCGATGGCCTTGTCGAGCGCAGCGCTGAGTGCATCGTTGAAGTTGCGAGCAACGATCTTCTCTCCGATGTCTTGAATCGGGAAGCGGCCTGTGTATCGCGGTGCTGCTGATGCTGCGATGAAGTAAGGGAACAGCTGCTCACGTGAGCGGCGATAGATGCCAGGCGGTCTGTCGCCTGCACCTCGTGGTGTGCCAACGAAGAAGCCGCCTCGCTTGTTGGTGGTGCTCAGTCCTTTGCTGATTGATCGCAGCGTGGCGAGTGACACGTTGCCTGCGTCTGTGGTCTTGACCAGGGAGGTGGGCACCAGGGTGGTACCAGGGGGGAGGGTGCCGTCGTTGTCAGCGCCAGCGAAGTAGCGCTCAAAGCCTTTGGCTACACGCTGCCCGCCTTGGATGCCATAGCGCAGGTAGCGGGCTCTGTTGCGGCCTTGCTGGTTGTTGGCGAAGACGTAGGCGGTGAGTGTGGACTTCTTGGCCTTGTCTACCAAGAAGGCGGTCTGCGTGAACTTGACGGGCCCTTGGAAGTATTGGCGGGTTGCGCCATTCAGCGATGTGCGGGCCTTGAAGGCCACGTCATTGAGGGCAACGGACGTGGCAAACGGCAGCTGCTTGGCGACAGCCTGCGACCACCTCGAGGCTTGCACGAGGCCCTGCTGATCGATCTCAAGGGTGATGGCCATGCCCCAAGGGTAGGCGGGTCAGCCTGACCCGATGCGACGCCTTAGTTGATTGCGCTGCGCTTCGCATACGCCGCGGCGCTCACACCACTGCACATGGAAGCCGCCGCCATGCTTAATGAACGACCAACCATCGTCATCCCGCTGGATCAACTCACCGACGTTGTGCTGGCCAAGGATGCCACTGATTGCATAGCCCATGCCAGCCCTGAAACGTTGTTGATTAGTAGGAGGATCGTTTGGTACCCATTCACCAAGAAAACCATCATCGCGGAAGCTAAACGCCGACCAGTTTCTGAGATCACGCCAGACCTGAATGGAATCAAAACCAGGGCAATAGAAGATCGGCAGGCCGGCACCGAAACCTTTCCAATCGGTCAAGGTGTAATCAATGCACTGACGAATCACCTTGCTGCTGTCGCGACGGCCTGAGGCCGTGGCCCTTTTGAACTCAATGCCAAGGGCGATATCAGGTCGCGCCCATTGAGATGGGTCACGTGGGACTGCGATGGCATCGATCCTGAGGCGCTTGCCGGAAGGGTGGAGGCCGGTCACCTCTTGGTGGATGTGGAAGTGATGTGCAAGGCGCGGCAGGACCTGCAATGGCAGGCCGCCATCCCGTTGGTTGGGCATGTCTTGGTGTCCGGGTAAGGGCTGGACGGAGGCAATTTAACAGGGCGGAGGCAGAGCGGAGGCAAAACCCCAGTGTTGACGGGGGCGGAGGCAAAACGGGCAAAAAGCCACTCTCTTTCTACACACGTATATAGAGCCCTTTACCCCCGTGTATGTGTATATGTAAGGGGGTATTAGGCTCCGCCTAGTAATGGCAAGGGGTTTTGCCTCCGATTTGGCTCCGATTTGCCTACGCGGCGGAGGCAATTGCCTCCGATGGGTTCAGCCGATGGTTGGAGGCAAAGTGACCCCCACCAACGCTGCGCTTCTGGACTTGCCCTCCCTTTCGATCTTGAGTTCGGGGAAGACCGCCAGCAGCCGCGGCACCAAGAGCCGTGATGCCTTGATTGGGGGGTCGTTGGGTGGATCGATCACCCAGCGGCCGTGAGCGTCCTTGAAGCCCTCTGTGGCGTACCAGTCGCATAAGAGCGCCCAAACCTGCGACAAGGGCGTTCTGGCGCCCTCGTGCCACTCGAGGCCCACCTCATCGCAGAAGTCCCATAGGTGGCTGCCCTTGCGGCGTACAGCACGCATTGCCTCGCGACCGGTTTCGTAGTCGATGCCGTGTTCAACTGAGAGCTGAAGACCCTCTAAGAGCCAGTTGAGGAAGGCTGGACAGATGTGGCGATGGATGAACTCTGGATCGTCTTTTAGGCGTGGATCGGCCTTTAGATGTTCAGGGCGATTCGGCACCGACATGTAGGTGCGTTTGAACTGAAAGACGTGGAAACGTGTCTCGATTGCGGCCTGCTCACCGGTAAGTGATGGTTCCTTGTTGAGGTTGAAAACGAACAGGCAGTTCGGGGTGAATGTTGCCTCTTGAATGCCTTTGACTTCCCACGCAAGTTCCTCACCTGAGATGGCGCTTTTAAGAGCTTGAAGTGAATCGATGTGAACAAATTGGCTGTTTTCTGATGACCAATTGATCGATGCATCGCGCAGTGGAGCGATGGGAAACTTGCGGCCTTGGTCGTATTGGCGGAAATCAGCGAGCGTGCATGAGCTGAAGTTGCGAGCGCCTAGGGTGTCGCGCAGTGCGGTGCGGATGGTGTCCTTGCCGTTGGAGCCTGAGCCGATCATCAGCAGTGCTCTAGGGCGGCCACGTGTGGCGCGATATTTGGCGAGGTCTAGGGATGAGCCGAGGATGCGCTGCAGGGTGTCCTGGTCGGTGGGCTCTACGGCCTCGAGCAGGCGGTGCATGTGCTCGGGGTTTGCGGCCGGGTCGTAGTCGTAACCGGTCACGTAGGTGAAGGGCACCTCAGGATCGTGTGGGCTGAAATCTTGGTGATAGCGGCCGTCTTGCCAGTACCAGCTGACAACGCCATTACGGCAGTTGATGGCATTCGGTGGGTTGACTTCACAGCCACCGAGTTGATCGCGAAACCACGCGAGGGATTCGGCTACGTAGCGAGGCCGTGCCCATGGATGGATGATGGGACCATTTTTGCCATCGCGTGCTTCAAGGGTTGCGAGGAAGTTGGCGAGCCGTGGGGTGAGCTTTGAATCGGGGATGGGTTCGTAGTGGGTGCCGTTCCACTTGTGCAGGATGTTGTCGTGACAAATCCAGCGATCAACGGGATGACGGAAGACGCCCTTTAGGACTTCTGGGAGGTAGTCAGCGCTCTTGCTGCCGAGTTGGGTATTGATTACATCGACTAGCTCAGGCGTCGTGGTGGCGGGCTTTTTGCGTACCACCTTCATGGCTGATGGGGGCCGCCAGCCGTGTTGCTGGGCGAAATACCAGAAGGTGCCGGCGTTGACGCGATCACCACCTGAGTGGGCGACCTGATCGATCTCTGCGAATAAGGGGCTGTGCTTTTTCAGCAGTGTGATGGCGTAGTCAGCGGTGCCGCCGGCCTCTTCGCAGGCTTTGATGAGACCCCATAGGAGGTTGCGGTAATAGGGATATTGCTTTTGCTTCGGCACGGCTGCTGGGATGCAGCTCAGTGCTTGTTCGATTTGATCGAGTGGACGGGGGTCGTAATCGGTGTGACGGCTTGCGCGGTCTAGTTCTTCGAAGATCTGATCATCAGGCAGTGCCGCCTCGATCTGCTCGACGGTGTAGAGGTTGTCTGATGTGTGGATGATTGATGCTTGAGCGCCCAGGGTGCCATCTGCACCGACGTGATAGGTGCCTGGAAGGCGCATCACGCGAGATGGATTTTTAAGGGTGCGATCAGCGTCTGCGTGCTCAAGGAGCCGTTTCTGGATGATGCGCCAATGTTGCGGGCTGATCTGTTCGCTCAGCACCCAGTAGTTGTGGATTGACTTGCCACCGGTATCGATCTGGATAGTGGGCTCTGGCAGGCCGAGATCGTTCCAGGCATTGATCTGCCAATCCTTTGGGCGGTCATCCCATTCGCAGAAGAATGCACGGCAGGCTGTGATGTCCGCGTCAGTATCGCCGCCGTCATTGATGACGACATAAACGCCGCGGCCTTCTGCTTGCCATTGCTCAACGGTGTTACGTGATGGCGGTGCTTTGCGGCCGGGGTCGCCTGGTTTATTGGGGTGACCTGATGGATAGAAACCGCGAAGGCGTGCAGTGCCTGTTGGTTTGCCGAGGATGGCGAGGAATTGACGAATAGCGCCGAAATCAGGCGCCTTCTGTAGATTCGACATGTCTGCAGGTAAGGGCTGTAGGCCGCGGCCGGGGTGTGTGGAGCACCGCCGGCCAACCTATTGGCCTGCGCATTATGGGGTGGTTTTCAGGATGGCGTGAGCATCTGTGACAGATCTGGCCACGCCTGCGATGCCGCCTGCGCCGGTGACCGCGGCTAGCCATGCGTGCTGCTCAGGGCGAACCCTGCCACGCTCCGTCTTCACCTCGATGCTGATGAACACGGCGAGCTGACGGCCCACCATATCGGGCGTGATGGTGATGGTGCGCCAGCCGATGAGGTCTGCTGAACCACGTGCAAGGCCGAATTGCACGGGCCTGCCGGTGCGTGGATCTGGCAGCTG